AGGCCAAAGAAAAGAAACTGGACATGCTGGATCATGATGTGTTCTTTACCTGGTTATCAACCAGCAAAGTATCAGGTCCTAAACAACAGAAAATAGCTGCCCTAGCTAACAGCATTCCGGGCGCCATGGACAGTTTGTTCTTTATAGTTCGAGAACTGATGAAAGCCAAAAATGAAGTGATTCGCGAACTTGATCAAGCTGGTGGCGATATCACAGCTACCACTGGTGGTAAACCAGGAGGTGAAGGCTATGTCAAAGGCAAGGACTCTGTGAAACTGGTTCCTAGGGATCGTTGGACCCCATTCAGAGCTGATTGACGCTCAAAACTCCTGATTTTTCTTCCAAAATATAAATACTATGCCGGTCCCGGAGCGGGATCATTTGATTAAGGAGAAAATATCATGGCAGACGTAACAAGCGTTTCACAAACCTATAGCAACGCAGGTGCATCAATCGCAGGCGGTGTATTAGGTGTTAATTTTGAACAATTAGTAAACACACAAGGCCTAAGCGGTCGTATTATCATTGCAGACATTTCTAAAACTGGTGGCGATGCAACTGAAGCAGAAATCGTAGCAACATTAAAGGGTCTAGGTAATGCAGGTGGTGATGGTACAGGTACTGACACTGGTGGTCCAGATGCATTCACTGTAGTTGGCTTCAATGCAGCTACACTAGGTACAGACCCAGCTTATGTAATTTTACAAGGTACTGGAACACTTAATACTGCAGACGGTGCTTATGCAACTAGCATGAGAGTTGGCAACGTTCTAAATATTGCATTTACACTAGCAGTTTAATACTAATTAGGAGAATATAACATGGCAGATTTATCAAGCGTTAGACAAACCACAGACAACAGTGGTAACGCAATCGCAGCAGCATACGCATCAGCTAACCTAACAGCAGGCAATGACACACAAGGTCTTGCTGGTCGTACAGTTATTGTAAACATTGCAAAAACTAACATCACAGCAGCTGAATTGAGCACAATCGTTACTTACATCCAAGCTGGAAAAAGAACTAGTGGTGATGATACAACTAGCGACGCATTCGTAGTTGCTGGTATTACAACACCAACTGGTGCAGCGTTCGAAAGCGGAGTTACAGACAACGTGGTATTAGCACTACAAGGTACTGGAACATTTACTACTGATGCTTCAAACGCATACGGTGTATCTGGTGCAGCTACTACTATCCTAGCTGACTTCTTAGGACTTCAGTCTTAATAGTTTTAAATTCTCAGGGATGGGAAGATCAAGAGCGGAATTTATTTCCGCTCTTTTTTTATCTGCGTAAATAACAGCATGGCACGATATCAAATAATCACTCTGGTGGATATCACTAGGTCTAATCCTAGTAGATCTGAAATAGACAAAACAAAATTAGGTCAACAGGCCAATTTTAATAGTCTATTGCAGGCCATTGGCCTTAGGGCCAACATCACATGGGAACAGGATCCTGAAATGAAGGATGGTAGATTACCACATCCAAGAACAGGCAAGGCCAATCATTGGACATGGGAGTTTGACACAGAACGAGAGTTATTGTTTTATAAAGATGATAACAACCCTACGGGCCTGCTAATGGACGACCTGCACGGCGTTCCTATCGTAGATCAGCTAAATAATGATGTAGACATTTATCCTGCAATATTCGCAACCAGGGGTGAAAACACAAATACCTGGATATACGAATTGAGCGAAGTTGGATAAATACATATTACAAAGGCAAACACAACTAGGCACACATTTGTTAGGCACATGTCCTTAACGGGAACTTGACTTAAACTTTCAATGGAGATGGCTAGATGCCTACAGTAGCAGAACGTGTTAGCGTGGTTGAAGTACAGATAGCTAACCTAGATGAAAAATTAGATGACATCAAAGTAGACGTGAAAGAAATGCACGACTGCTTGGATCGCACAGGCAACGATCTCAAAGATACACTCAAAGAAATGCATACCGAATCCTGCAGACAGCACAATGAACTAGCAGGTAAAATTGGCGAATTAGAAAAATTCAAAGCCAAATGGACATATATGATAGCAGGGGCCATAGCTGTAGTTGGATTTGCATCAGGACATGTTTCAGCACTAACCAAGTTATTCGGTTAAACAAATATACTAACTTAAATAAGGGCCATAGGTCCTTTTTTTATGGCTTCATTATCTCAACGTTTAGAGCAGACACTACAGTCTGCAATTAAAAACAATCCAATACTGCCTGTTAAAACAGCTGATGGGATTCTTGTTGGCGATATAAAGATAGTAAGTGATGGGACTATAAAGCATTTAATCCGTGGCAGCGAAACTGTGTATTCAAACATCTATCTAAATGCTGTGGCTATTTGTTTGGCCAATATTCTAGCTAGAAGGAAGATTGATATACGAGCTGATGCTGTTTATCGCGCAGATCAAGAATACGGAAAATGGTATCAGGACAGCCAAATGCTTAGAGCACGATACCAGCAGGCAGTAAACAGCCAGGATCACGATCGTGCAGATATCATGTGGGCTAGATACTGTGAAAGCAGAGATCGTGCAATCTTAGCTAAAAACCATGCACAAAGTTTAGCAACAATCTGAATAAATATACGATACATTCTGGACCCCTTAAAACTATGAGAACAACAGACCTTTTTAAAAGCAACAGAGCAGCAGATAAGATCACTGAATCTATAGAAAAAGTATTCGGGAAAAAATTAAATCTTGAATCATTTGATCTAGAGCAATTAGAAGATGCTCGTAACAAATTACGCACACAAATCCATACAGTGCGCAGCGAATCTGGATTCAACGAAAATCTAGAAAACGATGCATTCACACAAGCACAATGGATGCTGGATGCTATCAACAGTGAAATTGCAGAACGCCAAGAATTTATTTCAGATCCAGGGGTAGCAGCACTGGATGAAGCTCCAGCTGATGTATACGAAATGGATTATATGTTCACAGGGGATGACGGAGAAACAGGTGACGGAACTATTACCTATGAAGTAGTTGATGGTGAGATAGATCCAACATCACTTAAAGGCTACTGCGAAGGTGACGGCAATAATAAACTAAACGACGAATGGTGCACAGAGATGGTTCAACCAGGTGGCTATGAACACGAAGAAGCACTAGCAGCAGCACAAGAAGATTACGCAGAACAGTCAGGCAACCAAGAACCAGACGACAATACAGACGATGGTGATGCACTAGCATCAGCAGGCCATGGCAGTGACGAAGATTACGGTAGCTTCCCAGAAAGTGCACCGCCGACAGCCAAAGGCGAGCGTATGGTCAAGCACATCAAAAAAGGCTATGCCAATGATGGCAAAATCACAGACAAAGAACGTTCGATTGCTTATGCAACAGCATGGAAGCAACACAACAAAGATAAAAATGAATCAGTCGATAATCCAGGAGAAGACATGACTAAATTACAAGAAGGTGAAGTACAGCAGGCCACTGCTGTGGTCACAGCAAAAACAATGGTTGACAGAGTTGGCCGTTGGATTGAAGAACTCAGCGGTATGGAAAATGATCAACTAATCCAATTAGGTGATTCAATCCGTGACGAAATGGGACAAGAACAGGCCAAAGCATATATCAGTGCAGTGGCTCCAGCTGTTCAACAAGCACTAGAAAATTTAAAATCCACACGCGAAACATTAGCCACAGGTGTGCGCATGCTCACAGGTGAAGAACAAGGTGCTGAACTGCTAGGCTCTGAACCAGCTCCGGAAGCAGGCAGTATTGATGACCTTGCAGGTCCAGCAGAACCAGATGCATTAAACGCAGAACCAGAAATGGCTGATGACGAATTCGCAGCAGCAGATGCAGCAGTTGGTGGTGCTGAAACAGCAGGTCGTGAAAAACGTGAAAGTATCAACTATCAAAACAGCCTGTTAAAAGTATTGGCAGGATAATGAGACTATCTGATCTAAAAGAATCTGACGCACAACTAGATGAATTGATGCCTGCTCTAGGAGCAGTTGCTGGCGGTATTGGTAAAGCGGTCGGAGCAGTTGGTAATGTTGCTGGTAAAATTGGCAGCGCAGCTAAAGGAGTTGCTGGCGCAGTTGGACAGGCTGCTGGCGCTTTTAAACAAGGTATGCAACAAGGCATGGGACAACCACCTGGAGGGTTGGATCCGGCACAGGCAGCATTGGCAGCTAATCAACAGCAAGAACAAAAGAAACAAATACAAGATCAAATCAAACAAACTGAACAACAGTTAAATGATTTAAGAAAACAATTGGCTGAACTAGGATGAGATTTTTTGAATTTCAAGGTGATGACACCGGAGACAAATTGGTTATAGTTCTCAGGAACTATATCGGACGTGCGGCTTCAAAAAAAGCACCATCTAAATTAAATTGGAATGGGCTACAACAGGTACTAAAAACCAATGGATTCGAAATGGCTGCAGACTACGAAACATTCAAAGCCATATACGACGGCAGCCCTGCTGTGCAATCTATGGTTAAAAATTTCAACGATCAGGGTATAGAACTTAATGTTCCTGGAGCACCAGACGAAGAACCCACCGGAGACGGTACACAAACTCCAGCAGATAGCCAAGCTGCTGTGGATAAAATGGCAGCTTCTGCTGCTCCTCAACAGTTGGCTCAACAAACAGCAACTCCCAAGATTTGACTTTAAAAACGATTTAGTGTATAATATACACTATGACTGAAAATATAATCAATCCACCACCGTTCGTTGAACGGATCCAATACAAAAACTGTGAACAGATCAATGATCCTGTTACACGCAAACGTGTATATCTTACACCAGATGGCGAAAGTTTACCAAGTGTAACTACCATCCTTTCCGCAACCAAAGACATGACCCATTTAAATGAATGGCGTGATAGAATTGGACATGACAAAGCCGCACAGATAACCAAAGAAGCATCAGGTGTGGGCACTGCCATGCATGGTAATTTGGAAAGATTTATAGCAGGCATGCAACGTCAGCCAGGAAACAATCCTGTTCACATACAGGCCAATTCAATGGCAGATGTCATCATCGCACAAGGACTAAGCAAAGTGTCTGAAGTATGGGCCATGGAACAGAGTTTATACTTTCCAGGACTATTTTCAGGAACCACTGACTTAGTCGGCGTACACGAAGATGAACCAGCGGTAATGGATTATAAGCAGACCAACAAGCCTAAAAAAGCCGAATGGGTAGAAGATTACTATCTACAGCTTATGGCTTATATATTAGCACATAATGAAGTCTATGGTACTGATATCCGTAAAGGTGTTATCTTTATGTGTAGCCGTGCTTTTGAATATCAGCAGTTTACGCTAGAGCCCAAGGACTTTAACAAGTGGCAGGACGCTTGGCTTAACAAGGTAGAGGAATACTACAAGCTAGGTAGATAAATACTCTATAGAACATAGAGGATACTAAAGTGGCCGTTGTCCAAATCTCAAAAATACAAGTCCGTAGAGGACAGAAGAATTCAAATAGTGGTGTACCACAACTAAGTTCGGCAGAATTTGCTTGGGCATTAGATACCCAAGAATTATTTATCGGTAACGGTTCTGTAGCAGACGGCGCACCATACGTGGGCAATACCAAAATACTAACAGAGCATGATAATCTACTAGCTCTAGCATCCAGCTACCAATTTGCTTCAGATGACACTTCTATATCTTTAAGTGTACCAAGAACACTGCAGGGAAAATTAGATGAATATGTGTCAGTCACAGACTTTGGTGCTGTAGGTGATGGTTCCACAGACTGTGTAGCAGCTTTTACCACAGCATTTAACGAATTATTTAAAAATGTCAACGAAAATTACCGAAAGGTACTGATGGTACCTAATGGTGAATATTTGTTCACTAGCGGATTGGCCATCCCCAGCGGCGTGGTTCTCAAAGGAGAAACACAGTCTGGTGCTGTGTTAAACATTGGTGCTAATTCGATACGTTTTGTGACCAGCACAGGATTAGAAAGCGCCAGTTTTGACAGTACTAATAGACCTCAGAACATAGAAATTTCAAATATCACAATCAAACGAGTAACAGGACAACTGGTATTGAGCGGAGTAGCCAACAGTACTTTTGATACTGTGAAGTTTTTGGGCGAATACAATCTTGGTAACACAGTGAGTTCATATTCTGCAGAACCTGCAGCAGTTTTTTGGAACAATGACCTAGCAGATATCAAAGTTGATAATGTTAATTTTAACAGTTGCAGATTTGAAGCCAATAGCATCAGTGTTAAATGTGTACAGACGGTAGTGTTCGACACTGTAATAAAATTTGACAAATGTGAATTCTTTGAAAATGACACAGGCATTTATATCTCTGGTGCAGTACCAGTGCCTCCTTCAGTGATCACACAGGGTAATAACTGGCGAATCATTGACTGTGACTTTGAAGAAATTGCCAACCAGGCATTTAAATCAACTAATGGTCGCGGCACTCAGATCAAACAATCTAAATTTAAGAACTGCGGCAATAACACAGGGCTGGCAGCCAGCCCTGTGGCAGCTATCGTTTATTTTGGAGAGAAGACTAATAACATAGTTTTAGATTGTACCAGTGATAGATTTCAAGCCGCTGCATTCACGTCATCTGCTACCACTGCTAGTGTAATTGAAGTATATAATGGCGACAAAGTAAGTTTTATAGATAGAAATTTTGCCACTATATATCAATCAAATAGTTTTGTACCATTGGCTGTGTTTTCAGCATTTAACAAATATATCGTAGTAGATTATCTATTGACCCTAGGAGAATTTAGCCGTTCAGGTCAGCTGCACCTCACAGTAGGCGACGGACTTTCACAGGTAGCCATCACAGATAATTTCCAATATTCAACACCATTCACAACATCTTTCGGGGGAATACTTATGACAAATTTTGAATTTGCTGCTGAGCTCAGAGACAATGATGATACTACAGGTGATTCCAGCCTGAGTATCGACACTGTGGTTCTGTCATATAAGAATCCTCTATTAGTTAGTGGGTCAGCCGGAGCCGGTGGGTCAATATCATTTGATATTACCTACGGTGTTTAACAAGCACGGCACAGATAGATTAACAGATTGGAAAGAGTTTAGAGATAGTTTAGAAGTCAGCGATACTCCTTTTGAAGATGTCGCTAAATTTTGGAGCCGAGCTCCGTTTGTTAGTCCGTATCTCAATCCCCAAAATCCTACCGAATGGCCAGATCCCTGGCATTTGGTGTTAGATAGTCGCCTAGATGATCTTGCAATTGCTCTGGGAATGCTGTATACTATTAAATTAACACGTCGGTTTATGGATACCAAATGTGAGATACATACGTCTAAGTCTACTAAAGAAAATCGATATATGTTAGTGGTTAACCAACAATATGTATTGAATCTGCAATACGGCGACGTAGTTGATTTCAACAGTTTAGATCAAACTGAAACCAGCCTGATATGGGCTAAACCATGAATGTGATAAATATCAGACTAAGAAAAATAAAATAGAATATTGAGGCGTAGATGACAATTACAGTAATTAAAAGAAGCGGAGTGAAAGAGCCACTGATGATCGAAAAGTGGCAGGCACAGGTAGCAAAGGTATGCCAAGGCACAGCTGACGTCAGTCAGTCAATGATCGAAATCAAAGCACAGTTGAGTTTTTATGATGGCATCACCACTGAAGAGATAGATGAAATCACTCTACGTGCTATCGTAGATTTAATTGATGTCGAACATAATCCAGATATAGGTCACACTAATTATCAATACGTAGCAGGCAAACAACGCCTAAGCATGCTACGCAAGGATGTCTATGGTAGTTATACTCCTCCCCATATATATGAGATCGTAAAGAAAAATGTTGCTACCGGGTTATATTCTGCAGAACTATTAGAATGGTACACCGAAGACGATTGGAATAGAATGAATGACATGTTGGATCATGACAAGGATGAACAGTATTCATATGCAGCCATAGAACAGTTGATTGAAAAATATCTTGTTAAGAATCGCGCCACCAAAGAAATTTACGAAACACCTCAGATTAGATACATGGTGGCAGCAGCCACAGTGTTCCATAAAGAAGAACCCAATACTACTCGTATGAGATATATCAAAGAGTATTACAACTGTGCTTCGGACGGTCTGTTCACACTGGCTACTCCGGTGCTGGCTGGACTAGGTACTCCAACCAAGCAGTTTAGTTCGTGTGTTCTTATTCGTGCTGATGATGATTTGGATAGCATATTTGCATCCGGAGAAATGATGGCCAAGTATGCCAGTAAACGTGCTGGCATTGGTCTAGAGATAGGTCGTTTGCGCCCATTGGGGAGTCCTATACGAGGCGGGGAAATCATGCACACTGGCATGATCCCCTTCCTTAAGAAATGGTTTGGCGACTTACGCAGTTGTTCACAAGGCGGCATTCGCAATGCATCAGCTACTGTGTTTTATCCTATTTGGCATTTGCAATTTGATGATCTTATCGTACTTAAGAATAACCAAGGCACAGAAGAAACTCGTGTGCGTCACATGGACTACGGTGTTGTATTAAGTTCATTCTTCTGGAGACGATTTAAAAACAAAGAAAACATTACATTCTTTGATCCAAACGAAGTACCTGACTTATACGAAGCATTTTATAAGAATACAGAACGATTTGAAGAACTATATCTAAAATACGAAAAGCGTAAAGATCTACGTAAGAAAACTATGAGTGCTGAAGAAGTATTCAAATCAGGCATTCTAAAAGAACGCACAGACACGGGTCGCATCTATTTGGTGTTTATTGATAATGTTATGAATCAAGGACCATTCGATCCTGAATATCATACTATCTATCAAAGTAACTTGTGCTGTGAGATCCTATTACCGACCCGTCCATTTAAGAGATTAGACGACGAGGCTGGACGCATAGCGTTATGTACCCTAGGATCTATCAACTGGGGATCGTTCCGTAATCCAGAAGACATGCGCCGTGCATGTCGCATATTACAACGCAGTCTATGTAATATTCTAGACTATCAAGATTTCTTATCCATTCAGTCTAAGTTAAGCAACGATGAAATCCAACCGCTAGGTATTGGTGTTACTAATCTTGCTTACTGGCATGCCAAGCGTGGTCTTAAGTACGGTGAGAAAGATGCACTACAAGAAGTTAAGACATGGATGGAGCATCAAGCATTCTACTTAACAGAAGCCACAGTCGAATTAGCCAAAGAGCGCGGGCCTTGTGTAGACAGTGCTAAGACTAGATATGGTCAAGGTACGTTCCCGTGGGAGCTTCGTGCCAAAGGTGTAAACCAACTGGCTGACTTTAAACCGGAGCTGGATTGGGAAGCACTACGTCTTGACATGAAACAATACGGTGTTAGAAATGCCACGTTAATGGCCATTGCTCCAGTAGAATCAAGTTCGGTAGTCATTGACTCAACCAATGGTATCGAAATGCCTATGAGCTTGATCACTGTTAAAGAATCTAAAGCAGGGTCGTTCATACAGGTGGTACCAGAGTATCATAGACTTAAAAACAAATATCAATTGATGTGGGAACAGAAGGACTGTGATGGATATCTTAAAACCGCAGCGGTATTAGCAGCTTATGTTGATCAAAGTATTTCAACTAACACATTCTATAATCCAGCACACTGGGCGGATCGTAAAGTACCAACAACATTGATTATTAAAAATCTCATGCAGGCACAGCTATGGGGTATTAAAACATTCTACTACAGTTTGATTAACAAAGCAGGTTCAAAGGCAATGGCAGAACCAACGCCAGAAGTACACTACAACGGTTTCCACAATGAGCGTGAAGTAGAAACATCCATTGACGAAGATTGTGAGGCATGTAAACTATGAGTCAAGCGCAATATAACCTAAACACCAAAACAGATTATCTCAATCGTAAAATGTTTCTCGACCCAGCCGGACCAGTTACTATTCAAAGATTTGAAGAAGTCAAATACAAAAAGATTGCAGACTTTGAAACAACAGCACGTGGTTTCTTTTGGGTCCCTGAAGAGATCAGTCTAAGCAAAGATGCTAACGATTTTAAAGAAGCATCGGATGCTGTCAAACATATCTTTACCAGCAACCTATTACGTCAGACTGCTCTTGATAGTCTCCAGGGTCGTGGTCCAAGCCAAATCTTTACGCCTGTGGTAAGCCTGCCAGAACTAGAAGCATTGGTCTATAACTGGACGTTCTTTGAAACTAATATTCATAGTCGCTCATACAGTCATATCATACGCAACATCTACAATGTTCCTAAAGATGTTTTTAACACCATCCACGACACTAAAGAAATAGTTGATATGGCCAGTTCAGTGGGGCAGTACTATGACAAGTTGCACATGATTAATTGCCGCAAAGAACTATTAGAAAACTTCCCAGAGCAGGAACATATCAAAGCTATTTGGCTAGCACTGAATGCATCATACGCATTGGAAGCGTTCCGCTTTATGGTGTCGTTCGCTACAAGTCTTGCTATGGTAGAGAATAAGATCTTTATTGGCAACGGAAACATCATCGGGTTGATCTTACAAGACGAACTGCTACACAAAGGATGGACCGCTTATCTTATCAATCAAGTGATCAAAGAAGATGAACGATTTGCCAAAGCTAAGATAGAATGTGAACAAGAAGTTTACCAGATGTATTTGGATGTTATACGTGAAGAAAAACAATGGGCAGACTACTTGTTCAACAAAGGGCCTGTAATTGGGTTGAACGCTAACATTCTTAAAGAATTCGTAGACTACACAGCAGTTGGTGCTTTGAAAGACATCGGCATCAAATATACCAATCCTGCACCTAAGGTAACACCGATTCCTTGGTTCAACAAGCATTCAGACACCAGCAAAAAACAAACCGCTCTACAAGAAAACGAAAGCACTAATTATGTTATTGGTGTAATGAGCGAAAATATTGACTATGATGCTCTTCCGGCTATATAATAAACATGTATAAAGCACAATTTAAAAGAAACTCACCTTACGAATCTTGGTCTACACTTGGCAGCTACGGTACAGAGCAGGCAGCTATTTCTGCAGCTTTGGCTAAAAAGAACCGCGGAGCATTGCTGGTGCGAGTCACAGACAAAAAAGGTGGAATCGTTTATTCAGGATAATATAGAATATGAAAGCAGTAGTATGGAGTAGAGATATGTGTGCCCATTGCGAGCAGGCCAAAGGCCTACTTAAAATGAAAGGCATTGAGTTTGAAGAAAAGAAAGTCGGACACGGATATACCAAAGAAGACTTACTAGAAGCAGTCCCAACAGCGCGAACAGTACCACAGATTTTTCTCGATGGAGAACTAGTAGGTGGATTTCAAGAATTAAAGAAAAGGTTAGAAAATGTTAATTGATAAAGGTGTATCAGTAGGTGAAGTGATTACTTTAAAACTCACTTCAGGAGAAGAGATAGTAGCTAGATTATCAGCAGAAACTGATAGTTTTTATAAACTATCACGCCCAATGGTCATAGCTATGGGTGAAAGAGGTCCAGGATTAATGCCATATCTGTTCACAGTGAATCCAGAAAAGGAAATTAAACTGTTAAAAACCACAATCACTGTCGCAGAAGCCACAGACAAGGCATTCGCTGACCAGTTTGTACAAAGCACTACTGGTATTAAATTAGTCTAGGAATAAGAGATGCCATACAGAACCGGACTGGGACCACCAATACTTGATGTATGGCGTGCCAATGATGTCTACGCAAATAAAAAATTAATAGCACTATGGGAAGAAGCAAGTCCTAGCCCAGCTATCGGTTCGCCAGAAGCTGTACAGGTTTCGTTGTCAATCACACAATCTGCAGCAGTGGCCACCAGTGCTGCTTTAGCCACCAGTGCCGATGAAGCTGAGGTGGGACTGAATGGGGTCGGTGAAGTACCACAGGAAGGGCCTTTGGAAAAAGTTGCACCAGAAGCCAATCCAGGTGCATACAGCACAGCCGGAGGTTTTCCAGCAAAATTAGATCCTAATGCAGATCCTAATGCTGTGTTTGCTGTGCTTTCTAAAAATATCGACACAGCGTTATCCGATGCTAGAGCAGGTCGCTGGAAAGAAACTGGCAGCAATCAATATATCATCAGCTGTTACAAGGCAGTGGGATTTAATATTAATTCAGATTCAACACCATGGTGTGCGGGATTTGCTGGATCAGTGTTAAAAGTATCTGGAGTGCAGAGTCTCAAAACTTTAAGCAGCTTGGCCTATAATGGTTTCGGTACACGAATACCACTAGGCGATAGAAGCAAATGGAGATTGAATGACATTGTGGTATTCAGTCGAGCAGGTGGTGGGCACATTGGATTTTTCCGAGGATACAATCCGTCAAATGGTACTGTTCTAATTGCAGGCGGTAATCAATCAGATAATCTTACAGAAGTAGGATTTAAAGCAAGTGGAATGCCAATCATATCAGTGTCTAGAGCGTGGAATGTGCCTGCAGAATATGATAGAGCAGTGACCTACTCAGGCAGTGCAGGATCCAGTGTCAAGGTAGTTTAATGAAAAAATTATTTTGGAACTGTCTTGGATTCCTAAGTTTAGGAATGGCCTACGTTGGAATTATCACTCCCGGAGTCCCTTACAGTATATTCGTAGTATTTGCCGCTTACTGTTTCAGTAAAGGCAGTGAACGTATGCATCGCTGGATCTA